ATGCTGGGGTTCGTGGAGCGGGTTCACAACAACACGCTGTACGCCGAGGCATGGAGCAAGATGCTGGTGGAGCGTAAGATCCCCAAGCCGGGCAAGGGCACGAACGAATTCAACCAGTACGTGACGATGCTGGGAGGTTCTTTCGCTGACGTGCCCAGCAAGAAAAAGGGTGAAGAAGGAAAGTTAGTCACTCGGTGGGTGCGCGACCGGTCATGCGAGAAATACTCGAAGGTCATTCGCTGGTGCTTTGAGAATGACGTCAAGAGCGATGTGGCCGCAGACCGCATCGAAAACTTCGTCGATCCCGACGCTCCGGGTAAAAACGCGATGCGCGGCATCGAACTAGCCGACGCGCGGAAATACCCTAGCACGCCACGGGTGAGCAAGTTGAAGACGGCAGAAGAAGAGGCTGTTCGGGAAGCCGAGGGTCTTGGTGAACTGCCGGTGGAATTGGGTGCCCATGTGAAGTCCCACAGGGGTTACTCGGTCCTCATCGTTCGCCACGACGAAGACCGCCTCGTTGTTCTTGGTGACGCGGGTCTTTCCGCTAATCAGGTCATTGATGCGGTCAAGCGTGGAAAGAAGGGTGGTTTCACGACGAAAGCGGCACGATGAGTGCCGACAACGTCAGGCTTGCTTGAAGGCGCAGCGGGCGGATCGCTGAAAAGGCGAACACCGCCGCTGCTGACTGACTACCATGATGACCATAGACAAGGGCTGTGCTGGGGAACCGGCACAGCCCTTCTGGTTTGCGTGTCCCCACGGCCAGCGCTCGGTATTAGTGGAAGCCCTCAGGGCTTGGGCACAGCCACATGCTCGATGGGGCCTTCGCCTAGCAGGGCGTTCACCTCGTCGATGATTTTGTTGAGCGCGCGAAGTTGCTTGAGGGTGAAATCTGCGCCCTTGCGCTGCGGGATCACCGGGTGCTGCTGCGCCAGTTTTTCGCGAAGGCCTTCAATAACTTCGCCCTGCGTTTGGCGGGCCTGATTGCGCCGGCCATACAACCCGCTGGCCTTGTCCATGACTGCTCGCAGCGGTGAGCGGAAGTCCCAAAGGGTCTGGATCACTGAGCGCACATAGGCGTGGTCGGCATCGCTGAGCCGGGCGTACTCGACATCTTTGCCGTACGCGCTGGGCTTGGTGACCACGTGGCTGCTGATGCGTGCCACGATCATCGCCTTGGTGTGGGGCTGATTGGCTGGCGGCTGATCGGCTGGTGGGAACTCGAATAGATCGGTCATCTCGTTTCTCCGTTTTTTTCTTATTGATTGGCAGTCACTTAGCGGCGCGCTTGGCGGCCCAATAGGCTTGCATTGCCTGCGAACGCTTGGCGTTGCTCTCGGCGCTTTGAGGGCGGTTGCGTAGGGCAGCAGCAATGGCAGCGCTGTGCTCGGGCGAGCGCGTGCGCCCCCTGCGGGTGGCGCTCATCTTGGCCCTGGTTTCGTCGGTGTGCTTGGTTCCGCGTCGCATTGCTTGTCTCCTGCAAATTTGTTCCTCAAATGTATTTATTAAAGTGGACACAAATCAGCGCGATTTGGCATAGTAGAGCCATAAGACGCGCTCTTTGACATAGTAGACATAAATATAATGACACGCAGGGCTGCCAGTCAGCATTGTGTGTGCGGAGCAATGCACGACAATCATATTGCTCACGGATACAGGGAAGTGTATGAATAAGAGTGCAACGGCAACGTTGCCTTACTTCCTTGTTGTCCGAGAGAATGGTCGTGCGTTCTCTCGGACTTTCTATTTCAAACAAGGAAGAACAAGAAAATGACAAGCACGACAGACAACACCGTTTCAACCGTTCCAACGATGTATGACTTCAAACAGGAGGTCATGCGCGACCGGGCTACGGCACAGCCCAAGAGGGCAATTCACTGGCTGCAAAGCGCCGTGGACCTCGATTTCAGCGAAGATGATGTCGAGGAGTTGGCCGACTTCCTCAAAGGCCTTGGCCTCAAAGTGAACAGCCGAGTGATCCCCACGCTGTTCAAGAACAAGCAAATCCGTGACGAACTGGGTTCTCTGCCGGAAACCTACGAGGAATTGGCCGCCACGTTCGCCAGTCGTCAGGAGTGGGAATGCGAGTTGTTCAAAATCCGGGTGCGCGTGGCGCATGCGGGCGAAGCGTGGTTCACCGACACTGGCAGCAGCATCGCCAATCCCAGCACCATCAGCAACAAGGACGCTTTCACTCAGTTGTACCTGTGGAGCAGCAACAACCGCTTCATGGACAACCACAAAAGCCTTGCCATGGCTTTTGATCAGTGGCGTCAGAAGCAGCGCCAGTTGCGCCTACAGAAGTTGTACAACGACATCAAGTTCATCCGCAGGCAGGATGATCTCTGGCATCAGTTTGCCAGCATGATCACCGCTGATCCCTCGCGAGTGCATCTCACCGTGGCGGTGTTGCAGAGTTTCATCTGGCAGACCAAGCGCAAGATGAACAGCCAGAGCATCACCAATCACATGCTGCCCATCGTGGGCGGCAAAACGGGCAACGGCAAGAGCGTGACAGTTCGCAAACTGCTGAACGTGCTGGGCGAGGATGCATGGACCAACGGCAACTTCAGCGAAATCGAAGATGCCAACAACGTGGACAAGTTCACATGGACCCCGGTGGTGTTCATGGACGAGATGGAAAAGAGCAACAAGGCTGACCAGAACGCCATCAAGCGCTTCCTCACGCAGGACAGCATCTCGTATCGCGTGTTCCACACGCAGAGCCACGATGAAGCCCGCATCATCAGCACCTTCATCGGCACCAGCAACGAGCAGATGCAGGACATCATCCCGGACACCACCAGCAGCCGACGCTTCTGGTACATCCGCACCCCGGATGACATGAAGAAGAATTGGCAGGCGCTGGGCAGCATCGACTACATGGCCCTGTGGACCAGCGTGAACGAAGCCAAAGAGAACCCCATCACGCAGTTCCTCGATGAGATTGAGGCCATCCAGCACAACGAACAGCGCCGCAAGACCAGCATCGAACTGTGGCTTGAGAACCAGAAAGAGCAGCCGGAAAAGAACCTCACGCCTTCGGCTTGGTATCTCGAATACGTGGAGTGGGAGCGTACCTACAACCCCACCACGGCTGGCAAGATCACTGCTGCCAAGTTCAGCCGTGACATGCAGGCGCTGGCCGACAGTGGCGCCTACGAGCGCATCAAGGAGCCCGGCAATACGAGGGCATTCCGGTTGGGTGTGCCGGGTATGGCCAACAACGTGGTAAGCCTACGTGAGAAGTTGGCCAGACGCTGATTGCCGTATTGGCGTATAATTGCCGTATAGCCCCGAGCACGCAAAATCGTCGTTTTGGCCCCCAGAACGCACGTTTTGCGTGCTTTTTCTTTCTTTTCTCTCTCTTCTATACACCTATACAGCAAATACATTAAAATTTGGGTATGTATGGAAGTGAGATTATAATTGGCTTCTTTTCTAATATCTCTACGCCAATTCGTGTATAGCGTATAGCCACTCGTTTCTGGCTGCGCCCACCTCTTGTACGGCAACAAGCAGGCCGAGTGACATCGCGTTATTTTTATATACTTGTCTCGGCCATCAAGAATGTAAGGTTGCGGCAAGGCGCAACGCACCACCAAGGAGCACACATGTACTACAAGGACTACCTGAACGCCATGGATGACTACGACGCCATCGCACTTGAAGTTGCGCTGGAGCGCCTGGACAAGCGCAAACTCACCCCATTTGAGCGAGAGTTCGTGGAGGACATTCGGGCAAATGCGCTGCCAGCGCGAGCCACGTCCGACAAGCAAGACGCTGTGCTCAACCAAATCCTCTACAGCCAGCGCATCTCACCCAACGACCCATGGGCCCGGCGAGACGTAGAGCGTCGCTACCAGCAGTGGGAGCAAACACCACCCCGGCCACGCCCAGTTCCAAGGTTTCGCGGCAGTCTCGGCATCAGCCGATAGGCTAGCACCAGCACAGGCATAATGATCATGCCGGGTAAATACCGGCATGAAGACAAACATTGCCGGACTTTCACTCATTAAGAGTTTCGAGGGCTGCGAACTGGCAGCCTACAAGTGCCCCGCTGGGGTACTCACTATCGGCTACGGCCACACTGGCACGGACGTTAAGCCCGGTCAGGTAATCACGGCTCATCGCGCGGAAGAACTGCTGCAAGGGGACCTCGCCCGGTTCGAGCGGGCTGTTGAGGCTTCACTAAAAGTGAGCGTAACGCCCAACCAGTTCGCCGCGCTGGTTAGCCTCGCCTACAACATCGGCGGTGCAGCGCTGGCCCGGAGCACGCTCATCAAGCGGCTCAACGCAGGCAAGACCCAAGAGGCAGCGGATCAGTTCCTGGCCTGGAACAAGGCAGGCGGCAAGGTTCTCAAGGGCTTGGCTCGTCGCAGGGAAGCAGAGCGCGCTCTGTTCCTGCATCCGTAATGGCTGGCTACCGCAATCGGCTAGAGGCTCGGGTAGGTGCATCGCTGCCACCCGAGTACGCCTACGAGAGCACCTACCTCCGCTACACGCTGGCCCATCGCTATTTGCCGGACTTCATCGACACTGAGGCTCGTCGCATCGTGGAAGTGAAGGGCAGGTTCCCTGCCAGCGACCGAGCCAAGATGAAGGCCATCCGGCTGCAACACCCGGACTACAGCATCGAGATACGTTTCCAGAACCCACAAACGAAAATCGCAAAGAACAGCCGCACCACGTATGCAGACTGGTGTGAGAAGAACGGGATTGCGTGGAGCAAGGCTTAGTGACTACCAGCAACACCAGAGAAAAGATGATTGCCAGCAACTACCAGAACCGCAAGACCCACTGCAAACAGCATGGCGTGCCGTTCTCGATCACCAAGGATGAGTGGCTGGCCGCTTGGAGTAGCCACCCCCAGCGAGAGGGCAGCGGCTATGTGGTCAAGCGGGACGAGGCAGGGGAATGGGTTGCCAGCAACATCTGCTTCAAGCCCATGAAGGCCAAAGCCCCCAACACTCCAAGGCCCACAACTGTGCGCACGCTAACTGTGCGGCAATGGGCGCGTGAGATGAGGGCTCAAAGATAAATAGAATGCAACGAGTTGTGCCGTTGCAGACATTGGTAAATCTCCGTAGGTCGGTGGAAAAGCCCTGGTTAACTTCAGGGCTTTTTCCTATTTCCGCCCCGCACGCCGCTATCTTGCGCCCTCGTGCGCAACCGCACTCTGCCTGCGGCAGAGGCAAATGATTATGGATTGAGCAGCGAGAGATGGCCGTCTGCCTTGATGTACGTCGAAGTTTGCATCAAGGATAATCATGTTGGTTGGAAAACTTGCAATTTGTTCCATGATCATGGGGGTTCTTATGGTCGGTCCGGCGATGGCTCAAAAGGCAGGTGTTAAGAAGAATAAGCGGTACGCACCACGGATCGAGGCGGTTCAGCCCAAGGCCTTGCGCAGTGATGCTGATCGTCAGCGCGACCCCCTGGGCATCATCCAGCGACAGGGCATCAGCAGCCTGTATGGGGGCATGGGCAACATGGGCGGTGGCTCCGGTCGGAGCGCCAACACTGGGGTTGGCTTGGGAGCCCACGGCAATAGCCAAGGGCCTCGCTTTTAAGGCCGATCAAGAGCATCCTCGCTGCACCCAACGAAGTGGTGGTCCTAATGATTTGGGCAACGAGAATAATTGATGCTGGCGAGGATGCCTACGTGCGGGAGTTGTTCTGCATGCAACGTGCCGTCATGGGCAATCCCCAGTACATGATGCTGGTGCGAGTGCGCATGGCAGATACCAAGCAGCAATTATATGTTCGCATGTATGACTACGATTTGATGCCGTCGTACTATGGATTTACGAGGATTAGCCATTCGCAGTTACCTCCCGCGCCTGAACTTCTTGAGGGCGATGCTGGGGCATTTGAAGAGATGTTTCACTCCTGGGGTGGAGCCCAACGATATAAATAGACTGCGCGGGTTGTGCCGAAAAAAAAGGCCCTGGGACTAACCAGGGCCTTCTCTACGACTGACGTAAATATCCGACAACAAGAGGTCGGATATGAACATTCAACTCATCGTCGCTGCCGTGATATTCACTGTCATCGCTGGATTATCCACGATGGTGTACGTGCAGTACCAGGAAAACCAAGCGAAAACTGCAAAAATTAGTCAGCAGGCGCAAGCACTTACAGTGCAAGAACGCACCATCAGCAGCCTCACTGCCCAAGCGGCAGAAATCGAGCGCAAGCATTTGGTTCTCAGCGAGGCCTACGCGGATGCTGAGACCCGTCTGCGCGCTCGCACGCGCAGGGCAGAGCCCACCGTGGGCGACACTGACGAGGACATCAAAACGCTGGGTAGGGCAATCGAGGGGGCAGCACGATGAAGGCGCTTACCCTCATGGCCGTACTCGGCCTCACAGCGGCCCTAGCAGGCTGCCAAACCACATCCGTGGCGGTGACCACTCCCACGATTAGTGTGGCCCCTCAGCGGCCTCGTGGCGTGACGTGGAAGCCCGTGGATATCCGGCGGGAGACCAAGGACCGCTACGTCATGGACGGTGGCAGCCGCAACAACCTGCGGGACAACCTCGCGGACATTGCGCGCAATCAGGAGCAATGGAACTCCTACGGCGACTACTTCGCCCACGGTTATTAGAGTTACGAATTTACCTAGGGTCGGTGCCAAATTGCATCGCTCCTGTGAACTTGACGTGATGCAAAAACATTTAGATTATATAATCATATTGCCTGTAAGTAGTATCTATCTCAACGAGCGATTCGAATTGGTCTTGAAATGAAGCGTCTTGCCACATTGACATTATCGACCTTTATTGCTGCTTCTTCAGCGAGTAATACTTCGGCTCTGGATTGGGCCGGACATGGTGGAGATAGGCAGCAAAAAATCAGCGATGTATTGGAGGCCATGCCAGAGTTAGGGAAACTTGCTGCACGGTCGTACCAGATTGGAATGATGTGTAAGTCTCGCGGTCATAATTCGATGCAAAAATTCGAAGACGATGCGTTCGGTAATGTCGATCCAACTGAATCGATTGACATCATGCAGTGTTGCACCGTCTTTCATCATACAGCCTTTGCGTATGGAATGGGTCGTCTTACTAAGTTTGTAGACTTTTTTACTCCGCCGAGCCGTAAATTGAATAAATCAGCCGAGCAATATGCAAAAATGGCTGAAAAAATCGCAACGAAGGCAGTTGACAAGAGCGCAGGAGATTTGGTTGACAATATTATTGCCCAAACGAGACATGATTGGGAAAATACGTGGTCTTTATGCCAGCGTCCGCTGAAATCTTTTACTCCACGATGATCTTCATCGCTGGTAAATTTCAGCCATGCGATGCTAAAACATGTTGAGTTGCATTTGTTATTTTGCTCAGGAATCAGCCGCCTGAATTCCTAGGATTCTGGAAAATCAGGCGGTATGGTGCTTCCCAAATCGCTCAGCCAAACGTGACAGCCTGGCGACATCTGCGTTCCTCTGTTGCGATGCCGAGGGCAGTCCTTGCTGATCTGCCCCCGCACATGATCCAGGCTGGCCTCAGCGCCAAAGCGCTCTGCTAATCGTGCCAGCCGGTAAACGCCCTTGCGCCAAGGGCAGAACGCACACTCAAACCGCACCACCACGTAAGGGTACTGGCTCAGCCGCTCTGGAACTTTCATCGCTCCGTGCGAGCACCTTCACGAACGTAGCCAGCACCCATGCTGCGCATCTTGATCAACTCGCGCGCATGAGCCGCACGGCGCTTGTGGATGTCATCCGCGATGGCAGCCTGGAGAGCGCGAACCGTGTTGCCGCCGTTGGGCACGAGGAACGGCGCAGCCATGCTGGTGATGTCTCGGGTGGTGCGCCGGATGGGGATGGTTTTCATGGCCTGGCCTCCTGAGAACGGAACGTGAACAACACCATCCCGTTCCCATGGTCAAGCCAGCACCAGTTTTTTTTGGCTTTTTATGCCTCGCCGTCTACGCGGGGTGTCGCTGCCGTACTGTGATAGTAGGCAATTTTGGGAGGGCCGACTAAGTAACCTGCTTCAATTTCATTGCGGTCGTTAAGCGATGCATCTATTAAACGCCCCCGATTCGCTTCTATGATCTTATCCTTATAGTGAGTGTAGCGCTTCCGATTTCCTGCATCGAAACCTTGGATGTCCGGCTTAGGTTCGTAGCCGAAAGAAGCAGTATCTTCCAAATAAAGTGGTACCTTTATACCGCGTACATCCACCCAGTAGTCGTTCATGGTGCAAAAATCCTCTGCTGGAAACTCTGAAATTCGAGACCGATACGTCCGGTTTGGTGGGCCGCATCGACCTGCGGAGAAGGCCTTACTGCTGATTTATCAAATGGACGCCCAATCTTCTCGATTTGGCCAGGGCCCATTGTGATAAGAAGTTGGTCCATTCTGTCCCGATTTGACGTTGCGAAAGTTCCGCCTGGATTAACTGTAACATTAGTAAATGTAATTGTGGGGGTTGCACTCGCTCCAATATCGGTCGAAAAAGAAATAGTGTTCTGGATTGTATCCAGAGGGCCAGCGCTGTCCTTGAATTTATTAAAAAAGGAACCGTCATTTCCTGCCGGATATACTCCAGCAAGAAGGGTTTCTCTTATCCTAAGATCGCCCTCTAGCGCGACATTTTGGCTGTCTTTACGGCAACTTGCAAATCTCTCGGAATATGCAAGATCGTTGAAGGCCTCAAACCAAGTTATCTCTATCTTTCTTGTCGACGAACGATTGTATATTCCACCAACGTTTAAACTGATGCCGGTTAGTATAGAGCCAACAAACGTATCTGCAGCCGCGATTCCCGGCGATAAATTCGTTTTTTCTTCGGCTGAGACCGTCATCGTAATCTTAGCGGACCATCGCTTTAGGAACTCAGCCTCACGATTTTCTATCGCAAACAAAACAGCATCTCGAATTTCACAGCGTACGCCAAGTGCGATCCGGTTCACAAATTGACCGAGATCATAGCTACTATAGGGATTCTGTATAATGCTCGGCGTTCGAGTGCCGCAGGCAGAAACAGACATCGCTGTAAACACGATGAGCGCCAAGTTGTGAAAATTGGGCATTGCTTCGACTTCTCAGAACAGAAAATCATCGAAGCCGAAATCTGCAAATCCCGCAATCCAGAAAAGTTGTCTTATGTTCTCGGATACTTCTTAGTTGCAAAGATGCAACATAACCACCCCCGCTGACTATCATTATTTTCGCGTTTCGGCGGCTCGTGAATGGTTCGCTGAGCCAGGGGTTTGCTGAGGGCTCCGGCTTTCACGCGCATCTCCTTCGCATGCGGAAGCAGCCTTGGCGGCTTTAGGCAAACCAGCACGGGCGATCTCACATTCACCCGCTCACTATTCGTGGAGTTCGATCACGCCAAGGACGCGCTGTTGTTCAAACTCACCTGGGGCAGCGCGAGCAACGAGGCATGAACCGAGCATCTATACTCGCTGCGGGAGCACTTTTAGCCCTTCGCGGTTAAACAACATGTAAAAGAGCGCTCGCACAACGAATAGAACGGCGCTATACAAAAGCATCCAAGGAGATGACCACATGAATACCTCACCCGCATTCCTCACCTATGGCGCTTTCAACGAGTGGCTGGCAGAGCAGCCCAGGCATCTAACGTTTAGTGACATCACCAATTGGCTGCCCGATGACTTCCTGGACAACATGACCGGCAAGGGCACGCCCAGCGTCCAGGGCTCCATCATGGGCGCTAAGGTTCAAATGAAACTGAGCAACTTGGTGAAGTTCAAGCAGAGCAAGCCCAGCCAAATCAGCCCCAAGGAGTACAAGACGTTCCTGTTCCACATCGAGCATGCCAAGTTCACACTCACGCTCAACTTCAAGGCCAAGGCCGGCGACATGAGGCCGTGGCTGTGCTCGGGCACGGGATGCACTTATGACTTCACGGGCACCGACAGTGACTTCCTCAACTGGCTCTCCCAAGTGAAGTTGCAGGGACAGGAGATGTTCAGCAAGGTCAACCAGGGCATGCTTGCTGGTGCCGCTGTGTACGCGAGCAAGAACCCCTGACATGACCCGCAGCATCACCGCCAGTCACCTGCTCAGTGGCGTTCGCCTGCACACTCCGTGGCAGCCCACGGAGCCCACGCGGAGCACTCTGGAACTCATGCAGTGCGAGGCAATACCTCGAGAGCCCACGCACTCGCCCACCGCAACGAATAGGGCGAACGATCCGCACCGACGCCGCAACGCACGGCACTCGTGAACCACTGATCCTCTGAGCATGTGGCCCGGTGAACCCCACTGGGCCACAGCCGCGACCGAACACCCTCCGCAACTAGTGAACCCCTCAACCCTCCACTCAGGGAACGCCGACCCATGACCACATCGGATTATGAAGCCCACATCGCAATGACGCCGGAGCAGAAGCAGGAGTGGTGGCGCGAACAAAAGCGGGACACGCAGCGGCTGGGCCAGGAGATCACGGATTTCCTCCAGTGGCTTTGCGAGCACAACACCCCGCACGAGCATCGCAATCACAACGGCATGTGGAACTGCCAATCCTGGCTGCTGCCCGCGCTGGACCGCAATGGCATCGCTTACCGGCACACGTCGGCCCAGCGTCATCTGGCTGAGACTATCTCGTTCACGCTGCACGACGCCACCCTAACCATGGCGGAGTACGATGTCTCCGTGAACACCACGCATGGCAACGCGGATGATGAGGACGACAACGATCCGCACTTCCTAGGTACTGTGCTGGAACTCAACCTCACCGGCAGCACACCCAAGACGAACTTCCGCATGGGCGTGCGCTGGTTTGCCTATGACAATGAAGCGGCTGGCAACGGCATGACCGTGGATGACTGGTACCAACGGCGATGGGCCTTTCCCGCTCCCGTGTGGTGCCACATGCTGGGCAACAACGATCACGCGAGGTCATGGCTCATGCTGGCCAAACTAAGCATGAAGGTGTGAAGCACTGGCCCGGCTAACCACCGGGCCAACTCAGTGACCGCACTATGAACTGGCTGAGGCCGAGGGTGGCGCTGCCTCTTCGGTGGGATGCATCATCCGAGTGGCCAGCATCTGTGCGCCAGCAAAACCCTTGCGACGATCCTCCATGTCCTGCGCATACTGGCGGATGCGAGCCAACTGCTCCGCGAACTCGGGGTCACTGGCCAGCGCCCGGTTGGCCTCCAGTTCCTCCACGTGAGCCACGGGACTAGTGTGCGCGATGATCATCTCGCCGATATCCTCCAGCACGGTCCTGATCATGTTCAGGAGCACACCGCAGCAGATGCCCATGAAGATGATGAAGTATGATCCTTTATCGTCTTTGGTGATAACCATGATGGCGTAGAACACCATGGTGGCAATGAAGCCAAATAGGAACGCAGTGCATCGAACCAGCAAGTGAGTGTGAGCCAGCGACACCATGGCAGAGAAGCCACCGGCAAGGTCACTTAGCACGATCCTAAGAGCGCGCTTGATTTGTGCCTGATACTTTTTGCGAGCAGCCTTGCTTTTCGTTGAGCGCAGCAAACGGCCTGAGCGGCTGTAAACATAACTGCAAAAGAACGATAGCAGGATAGGAAGCGCTAGGTCCTTGACCCAGTTGAACTCACCCACGAATGGCAGCACGGCGCACCCAACGATTTCAGCACAGGATCAATCGTACAACTCTCAGATATGCACGATTTCCGCAATCCTATTGCTGGCATCGTATTACGGCCCGGCCTGGCTCTGGTTCACTCATAGGTTCACGGTCTCCTACACCCAACAAGTGCAGAAAACTGCGAAAAGACATCAATGTTCTGAATGACCTAGGATGACACTTTGTGGGCTGCGCTACCAAGTAGCCCTGCGACGTTGTTCGTCGTCTTCATGCACTCATAAGAGCGCCGTTCAGCATCGCAATCAACCGAAGATTTCACATTATCTGCGGGATTCTTCGCTCGCATCCACACGAGCGCGAATGTACACGAACAAACGTCCGTTGGAGTGTGTGCAGACTATGCGTTACGTGGCCTACTACAGGGTCAGCACTGCCAAGCAAGGAGCCTCGGGGCTCGGGCTTGAAGCACAGCAGGCTGCGGTACTCCAGCATTGCGGGGTGCCAGCCATTCAATCGTTCACAGAGGTGGAGAGCGGCCGGCGAGCGGATCGTCCGCAACTCACTGCTGCACTGGCATACGCGAAGGCTAACAAGGCCACGCTGGTGATTGCCAAGTTGGATCGCCTTGCACGCGACGTGCACTTCATCAGTGGCCTGCTCAAGGCGCGGGTGGATATCGTTGCCTGCGATCTCCCAGCGGCCAACAAGTTCACACTGCGCATCATGGCAGCGGTGGCGGAACAGGAAGCAGAGGCTATCAGCGCTCGCACTCGGGCAGCGTTGGCAGCGGCAAAGGCACGGGGCGTGCGCTTGGGTACGAACGCATCAGCAATCAACGCACGGGCTCGTGCAGGGGCGGACGCTTACGCCAGCACTCTCACTGCCACGCTGGAGGAACTTCGCTTGCAGGGCGTGTACAGCGTGCGGGACATCTGCGCGGCGCTCAACGCTCGTGGCGTTCCCACTAGTCGTGGATCCAAGTGGCATCCCACAAGCGTGCAACGGCTGCTCGACCGGCTAGCGGACGTGGAGATGGCTGCGCTCACTCAGTCGTTGAGAAGTTATCATCCCACCAGCCTTAGTGGCTGATCCACTGGCGCACGGTGTTAGTCTGCACGGGTAAGCAGAAGCCACAGGATAGAACATGCTTCTATCCAGCCGCTTAGATCCTATGGGCTCGCTTCACTTCATCCACCCATGGCTCTGACAACCCCAGGGGGTACACCCCCCAGAACCGCTGTGTGATCTAGCCGAGGTTGCTCAAAAACCTTTTGATACGGTTTCTGAATTAGGGGTGCTGCTCCTGCACCTCTATCAAGCCTTTGCGCAAACCCACATCTCGCAGCAGGTTCAACAGTGTTGCTCGACCCTTAATCAACTTGTTGCACACCAAGCCGATTTCATGTGCCGTGGCTTCTTTGTTGTATCTGGGCGCTATGGAATGAGGGCCCAAAAACACTCGGGCCGCTTCGTCCGCATCATCTTCTGAGATCCAGGCGCTCTGATGGGCTACGAGGTTGCGCATCATCCGGCTTTCATTCAGTACGGTATGCACCTCGTTCCATGTTGCCTTTTCTTCCTCCGTGCACTGCATCTGCACGAGCAGATCGATGAGGTTGATCTTCTTCTCCGAGGATTGCTGATCTTTCAAAACTTTGAGCGCGTTAGCATCATCTGTGGGGGCTGTCAGCGTCATGAAGAACAGGTGCAGTTTGTTTTCAATGTCGCTGTTCATAATGACGAGTTTGCCGACTTCATTCTGCAACTGGCTCATCAGCAGCCATATTTCCTGCTGACGCCGGAACATGCCTTTCAGTTCATCGGGCCATTCATCCAAAATCGCGGCTCCTCGGTGCTAATTCGTTCAATTCCATAAAATGGCGTTTGACGGAGACACGAAGCCTATTTCTTGTTCTACTTGAGGTCCAGCACCCCAGCGTTGCTCATCTTGAGCGTGGCGATGTGGCTCGTGGTGCGCCGCGCGGCTTCTTTGTCCGTGGCGCTCTCGTGTATCTCGAATTTGAACCGCAGGGGCTCATCCGGCTCCGGTGCCTGTGAGGTGCCGCTGATCAGCGTTTGCGCATGCGGGTCCATGCGCCACTCACCGTGAGCGTTGTTGTCCCTCAGCCATTTGGCAATCGTCGCCACCTCGGGGCCGGCAGCAATGAACCGGTGCTCCAAGGCGCCGCTGCGCTTGGGGTTCTGCGGCCGGTAATGCGTGATGCTGGTCTTCATCGTGGGGCTCCGTTTGAACGGAGGCTTACCCCAACGCACTGTCACAAACAGCGGGGATTTTTCGCGCAGGCTTCGCCTACGATTGCCCCTGCTTCTTGGCCATGCGTTTCAGTAGCAGTGCGGTTGATGCGGGTTCAGGGCGCAGTGGCAAAGCCTTGGCCAGTTCGCGCGCCACGCCTTCAACCACACCATCCAATTGGGTACCGCGAGGCGGCACGTAGCCAGTGGGGGTAATCATCTCACCCTTCCATGAGCCGGAAGATTTTCCGCTCTGTATGAAAGTACACAATGTGGGGACGCAGTTACCGAAAGCATAATGCGGCGCGCCGTCGCGGCGAAAAGAAGCCTTTCTATTTCCGGTTATTTTAACCGTTCCTCAACCATTTCTGGGATGACTTCGCCCTCGATGATGTTCGTGGCCTGCTGCTGGTTCATCTCCACCATGCGCCGCTGCATGGCGTTGATGGCGTCCGCGATGCCGCTGGCATTGTGATCCACCTTCACGTCAACGGATTGCTTGGGCCTGCCCCAGCCACGATCCAGCAGCGCCACGCTGGCCTGCACTCGCGCGCTGCCATTGGTGTTGGGGTCCATGGCGATGTCGAAGAGATTGCTCACTAGTTGCGGAGTGAGGTCCCTGGCCAGTTCCTGAACCTCGCGGATCACGGGTGGTCGGCCCTTGGGATTGCCGCTGTTTCCCTTCTGGAAACCTCGGGCCTTGCACGCTTCGGGCTCGTTCTGCTTACGCGCCATCGGCAACCTCCTGGCCACCAATGGCCTCTCGGAATGCCCTGGCGTGATCAGGGCTCGAAAACATCACATCGAACTGGGCAACTCCCACGTTTCGGAATGAGAATGCCTCTGTGAGGTTGGCGGTGATCCAGTCGCCGTACCGCTGTGCCACCCACTGCTGGGCTGCTTGATCCGGTGTGGTGCCGGGGTTGGCTTCCACGATGGCGTCCACCTGCGGCTTGTGCCCGTTGGCGATCTTTACGCGAATGATTGTTGCCATGGTGCTCCTACTCGGCTTGTGGCTTTGTAGGTATTTACACGTATTGAACAGAATAGAGCGGTTTGGCAGTCTTCGGTTGATCCTGCGGCGCACGGCTGTAGCCAGAACGAGTGGCGCGCACGGCGCACATGGAGAAGCACAGATGGCTACGAAGTCGCTCATGGATCAGTTTCTTACTTTCGCTGCCCCCACCAGCAACAGCACGGATCGCGATCCCGTCAGCGTGTTCTTCCGCAAGATCGACCGGCAGATTGCGCTGGCCAAGGACGCCAAGGAGGGCAAAGAGGCCAACGCCCGCGTGGCTTGGTTCAAGCGCGATGGCGGCGGCTACCGGCTCAAGATCGGGCGCGAAGGCCTCCGGTTCGGGGATCATCAGTGGTTTGCTGCTGCCAACCTCGATGAGGTCATGGAGCGGCTGGGCATGGCTCGGCAGGTCATCGAGGCCAGCGAGCCCCTGAGGGCTCAGATCATCGCCAACAGCCGCGCCCGCAGCGAGCGCATGCAGGGCACTCGCAAGACCAAAAAATCTTCCTAAGCCATTGCAACTATTTGGGATCATGGCCCCCGCAAGGGGGCCTTTTTCGTGTCCGGAATCGTACCGTTCGGTAAATACGCGGCAACACCACATTGGGAGAACCGCCGGTGGACGACAACGAATTCACCGGCCCTGAGGCTACCCCGCAGAACCCTGCCCCCGCCAAGCGGGCTCCACGCAAGGCCAGCAAGCCCGAGCCCTACAAGGATCCAGGAGCCATCGCCAACGCCTTTGGCAGCGTGGTGAGCGTGTTCTCCCGCTATCCGGTCAGCGCGCTACTAGTGAGCCTGCTCGCTGGCGTGGCCGGAACCGGATATGCCACCTACCAGAGCGCGGACTTCCGCAAGTTCGTGGTGTCCAACGTGCCCACGTCGCAGGCTGCGCTTGAGCAGCAGGCGCACAAGGCCCGCAAGGAGATCAAGCGCGAGGACGAAGTTTGTAGCCTCGTGGAGGCCGTGGGCAAGCGCATCAGCGCGCATCGCATGGTGTACTTCCGCTACACCGGAGAGGGTGCAGCCACCCAGGGCAATCCCATCCCGTGGCGCTTCGTGAGCGCGGTGTGCGTGTATCCCAAGCCGGGTGTGGACTACGACATCGCGGGCGCGCAGGCGATGCCTGCCAGCCTCAGCACGGAATTGCAGATCAAGATGTTTCCTGAGCGGGATCGGGATGGCGCATGCGGCACGTGGCACCTTGAGGACATCAAGGGTGCCTACCTGCGCAGCCGCTTCGAGAAGAATGGCACTGACATGAAAATCGCGTGCGGACAGGTGAGCCCGCAGGGGCTACCCACGGGCTCGCTGGCTGCGGATTGGCTCAGCCGTCACGCCATCACGGAAACTGAGGATGATGTTGAGCGCGTGATCCAAGAAGCACTGCGCAACATCACGGAGTTGCAGAACAAGCCGGCTCAATGACCGCTTCAATCTTCTTTCAACGCAAAATCCTGACCATCACGAACTCGGAGCAATAGATCAACCGCTTCCTGGCTATACCTATGGTTCTCAGAGGTATTCAGTTTGTCGCATATATGATACCGGTTATCGTATGACCGTATGCTCTTTTTCTTTGTAATCCACTGAAGACGATCAATCATCTGATTTGTTATATGCCACGTCTTAGAACCGAGTTTGACGCCCACCTGAGTAGCGCTAAAAGGATGGGTAGCAGATGCCGCTGTGTATTTGCTTATGTTTGCAATGCCAAAGAGTTTCGCGAAACTGTTGGAACTGTCGACGGCTTCTGTGAGCATCTTAAAGTCGGCTTCTACCTTCATCTTAGGAATGTCGTGGCGAACCAAGTCATAAGACCGCGCAACCAGCGCTCGCAGTACCCGTGGGTTAACATGGTTCAGAGCAGGATTTGCTGCGAAGGCGTCAAATACCCATTTAAAATCTTGGGCTTCGATCAATTTAACGCGGATCGTGCGATCCTCATCGGTCGGAAGCACTTTCTCCCTCGCAGGATTGCTGTCCGGGCTAATTGCAGAGTTCCACTCCAAAATATAGACATTCGGTATCAAGCCACCTTTTTCTGGCAGAGCCTCATCTATATCAGACAAAATGGCCTTGATGTTTGGGTCGCTCGCGCTGTAACCAAGGAATATGAGCGGATGCTCAGAGAAGAACGTGAGCAATTTTGCGCTTAAAAACTTTTTCTTTTTCGAGAAATTGTCATAGTCAGTTTGGGTGAAAACAAGGCTGTTATAGTCGGAAACGCAGCCGTGTACTTTGAAGATCTCACCGACGGTCACCGAAGCGCCTTTGAGTATCTGCTGACCTATGATTGGCTGATGATCGGGAAAAACAACCTCTAGCATTTGGTCGTAATTGGTAGTGATAATCGCATGTGGCTTGATCTGCCGAAGAGAATTGATTTCTTCCTCGTGTCCAGACGCGTAGAACTTTTCGAGTTCAGCCGGGGTCATCTCCTGCAAGACCTTGCAGATCCAAAACTTTATGTATGCCTGAGCGTCTATACCGGCTTCAAACATGTCATCCGGAAACGAAGGCTTTCCATCTTCCCATGCCCAGTCCTGAAAGAACTTCGCGAACTCTTCGCCGATCACGGGCGATTGACCGAAAGATTGCTTATAAAAGGCTACGTTCTTCGTAATCTTTGAGCAATCGTGCGCTAGTCTCGCAAGCAACTCGTCCCAACTTGGCGCTCCAAAATAGCGTCGTGAGAGCCCGGAGCCAACGAAGAGGATCGGTTGGCAGCCAAACTCTTGGACCGTTTCCGCAATGTCCTCGGATATCTCGTCGACGTAGCGATCATAGCGGCTCGGCTTAGCGGCTTCCTCACTCATTGCTCATCCCCGCGCGTATGATCGCAGCATCCTAGTGGTAATTCCTATCATACGACGAAGCCTCTCGCACAGCCGAGGTTTTGGTTCTGCACAGTGCATCCCATAAGGGCGAGTACAGGGCCTAAAGCATAAATACTGGAGTTCTACAAACTCCGGTATTTCATGGCGTCAGACAACGACTTGGCACTGCTGTTTGCGCAGTTCCACAAAGACATTCCATTCTTCGCTCAGCAGGCTTTTGGCACCACGCTCACCCCCAAGCAGGTGGAGTTCGTCACCAAGTACCAAGCCAACAAGCGCATCACGTTCCGAGGCGGCATCGGCTTCGGCAAGACGTTCTCGATGGCAGTGCTGATCCACTGGGCGCTGCTCACGCATAACGACGTGCAGGTGACCATCTTTGGTCCCAGCGAGGATCAGATCAAAGCAGGTATCTGGAAAGAGGTGGGCAACCTCTTCGTGAAGTTGCCTCCGTTTCTCAAAGACAACCTCGATTACACGGCCACCAAACTGTATCGCCGCGACAACCCCACGGGTGCATTTGCGGAAACGCGCCTAGCCAACAAAGACAACATCGAAACTGCTCGTGGTATCCACCAAGTCAACAACTTCGTGTTCGTTGACGAAGCCACTGGTGTGCCCGATCCGGTATTCGCGGAGTTGAAGAACATCTTCACCGACCGCAATCCCAAACTGTGCATCATCAGCAACCCATCCAAAACGAGCGGCTTCTTCTTCGACACCTGGGAACACCCGGACATCAGCGTGGGATGGACGCGGGTTCACGGCAAACTCACCGACAACCCCAACATCAAGCCGGATGATCTAGCGGCGATCACAGCCTCTTTCGGCGGCATCGGCACCAACGAGTACCGCGTCAAAGCGCTGGGTGAGTTCCCGCTGGAGGACGAAGACGGCGTAATCCCGCGTGACATCGTGGTGGAAGCCATTGAGCGCGATGTGGTGCCCACCCCCAAATACCCCGTGGTGTGGGGCTTTGATCCCAGCGGCACCGGCAAGGACCGGAGCGTGCTGATTAAGCGCCAGGACAACCTCATGATGGGTGATCCCATCGTGTACGGCACCATGCTGCCCGAGCAACTTGCAGCCCGAGTGCGCGAGGAATTCGACCGCACCCCCAAGGCCGAGCAGCCCACGGAAATCTGCGTGGATGGCATCGGCGTGGGTCACGGCATCGCTGGCCTGCTGCGCACCATGGGCCTGCCCGTGAAAGAGGTCATCGTGAGCAACAAGGCTCGCGATGCGGAGCGGTACATGAGCCTGCGCGACGAACTTTGGTTCAAGGCGCGCGAGTGGTTCGAGACCGGCAATGTGAGCATTCCGAATCACCCCGAGTTGATCCGAGAACTGTGCCTGCCCTCGTATGAGTTTCAGGGCCTCAAGCACAAGGTTCAGAGCAAGAAGGACATTCGCAAGGCTGGGCGCAAGAGCCCCGATCTCGCGGACGCTCTTTGCCTCACCTTCGCAAGTGATGCCCGCAATACTCATTACGGTAAATACGCTTGGAACAAGCCCATCACGATCAATCGTGGGTACAACATTATCTAACGAGCAAGATGCGGGAAAACCGCACACGAAAGGCACGGATGGAAGAGGAAAACACCAAGAAGCCAGCCGCAACTAAGGCGCTTAGTGAGCAGGACATCCTCAATCGCGTAAGCAAGGGCGTTCAGCACGCGCAGAATTTCACCTCAGGTGAGATCGAACAGAAGCGCGTGACTGGCCTTCAACTGTACAATCGCGATCAGTTTGCAGGCGACGAGCAGATTGTTGCACGCAGCCGATATGTCACGGACGACACGTTCGTGAATGTGGAGTGGACGCTGGCAAACCTCATGGCGCTGTTTGATGGCCAGGAGAAGGTAGTTGAGTACTCGCCAGCCGGTCCCGAGGACGAGGCGCTGGCCGAGCAGCAGACCGACGTTGTGAACTTCGTGCTTAACCAGGGCAATGCCTTCACTAAGACCATGCACGATTGGATCAAGAACGGTCTTATCGGCGGTCTCGGCATCGTCACAGCGGAATACTACAAAGAGAAGAAGTTCAAGCCCGCACAGGTGCTCCAGGGCGTTCCCAACCACCAAGCGGTGGAGTTGGAGAACAGCGAAGATCACGAAATTCTAGAGGCTGGCGAGCCTTATCCCATCCCCGGCATGGAAATGATCCCCGGCATGGAGATGCGCGACCTCAAGGTGCGCGAGAGCAAAACCGACAGCAAAGTGCGCCTAAGCGTGCTGCCACCCGAGGACTTCATCGTCAGCAAGGACGCTCATTTCGACTACCAGACCGGTGGCATTGCAGCGGACCTCCAGGGCTACAAGCGCACCCTACCGCGCGCTGAACTGTTGGAGATGGGCTACGAAGCCGAGAAGGTGAACCGCATCCCGATCAGCGGCGGTGACACCAGCGAGTACGCGCAGGAGCGCAACCGGGACCAGGGCCACACCGACGGCACCAACGACGTAGAGGACGAAGTAGACCTCTACGAGTTGTTCATGCGCATGGACATCAACGGCGACGGCGTTCGCGAGTTGGTGCGCCTCACTATTGGTGGAGGTCCAAGCAGCGGCGCGGTGCTGCTGGGCCACGAGGAAGTGGCACTGGCTCCGTTCGCGCCATTCGTGCCGTACATGATGCCCAACACCCTCAACGGCATGAGCACAGGCGATCTGGTTGGCAAGGACCAGCGCCTCAAGAGCCAGTTCATGCGAGGCATCAACGACAACCTCACTCAGGTGCTGCGCCCTCAGCGCATCGCGGACGTGGAAGGTGTCAACATCGACGACCTGCTGAATGCTGGACCGGACAGCATCATCAGGGTCAAGGACAAGGACGCTCTCAGCACCATCACCACTCCGTTCGTGGGCGGGCAGGCCTTTGGCATGATCGACCTGATCAACCAGAGCGTGGAGCACCGCACTGGAGTGGGTCCCAACCTCATGGGTGTGGACCCCACGCAGTTGCAGAACACCACGGCTACGGCCAGCAGCCAGCGTCAGACCATGAGCCAACTGCGCGTGGAGATGATCGCGCGCCTATTTGCAGAAACTGGCTACCGCTACCTGTTCCGCATGGTGACCAGCCTGCTCATCGCCAACATGGCGGACACTCAGGCTCTCACCCTCAAACTGCGCGGCAACTGGGTTCCCTATGGCACTGACCAGTGGAACCCGGACCTCGACATCAAGGCCAACATCACCTTTGGCATCACGGACAAGCCTCAGAAGCAGGCTGCGCTGAGCAACATCCTCACCCAGCAGATGGAGGCCATGAAGTTGGGCACGCCCATGACCGACATGGGCAAAATCTACAACACGCTGGCTCTGCTCACGGAATACAGCGGCTTCAAGAACGCTGAGCGCTTCTGGAACAACCCCGCCAAGCAGGGTCCAGGTGCGGGCGCGCCGCCACCGGACAAGCCCGATCCCGCTGTGCAGGCCGAGCAGGCCAAGATGCAGATGGAAGTGCAGAAGATGCAGATGGAAATGCAACTCAAGCAGCAGCAGATGGAAATGAACCTCCAGATGCAGCGTGAGCAGTTCGCGGCCAAGATGGAACTTGAGAAGTATAAATTCGAACAAGAGATGGCGATGCGTCGCGAAGAGGTTGGCGTGGAAACGCAACTCAAGGGACTTCAGATTGTCACCAAGCAGAACGCACAGCCGCAGATCCCGAACCAGAACTAAGGAGAGCCCATGGAAGACAAAGAAGCATCAATTCGCAGAGCCGAAGTCTACAAGCAGTATCACAGCGAGCCGGCATTTCGTGAGCCCTGGGACAAAGTACGCGAAGCGCTCATGGATGCGTTCCCCAAGACCGCAGCCGGTGATGCCGCCACCCGTGAGCGCATCTACCTCATGCTGGGACTGCTCACGAAGATTGATGAGTTTGTTGGCCGCACCATCGCCAGCGGTGAAATCGACAAGCGCGCTCTGGAAACCCTTGTCGAGGCACGTAAGCGAGGCATTTTCGGCCTCACGCAATAAATAGAACTAACAACAACAATCGAGGTAATCGATGTCAGACAGCAACAATCCCGCTGAGGGAACTGCAAGTCTTTCGCTGCATGACGCAGCAAGCCAGATCACTGCACTGTTCGGTAACGACGATGCTGCTGATGCTGTAAACGAGGCCGTTGAGGCTGAAGTACCATCCCACGAGGATGCAGACGCCACTGAGGTACACCCGGAAGCGGATACCGACGAGGCAGAGCACACCGAGGAGGATGCAGAGCCCGAAGAAACCGAAGCCCACGCGATTAGTGAGGATGCCGAGGTTGAGGTGAATGGAGAGCGCGTCAAGGTCAAGGACCTTAAGAGCGGCTACCTTCGCCAGTCGGACTACACGCGCAAGACCCAGGAACTGGCACAGCAGCGCCAGCACGCCGAAAGTCAGATTCGTTCCGAATACAATGCGCAGGCCACTCAGTATCTCTCCCAGGTGGAGCAGAACTTGCGTGACCACTTCCCACAGGAACCCAATTGGGTGCAGTTGGCCGAGGACAACCCGGCACAATATGCAGTCGAGCGGGAGCAGTGGAACAAGCGACTATCTGATCTCACGGCAGTGAGGCAGTTGCGCGCACAGCATGAGCAGGCCGCCCAAGCCAACAAGCAGGCAGCCATCGCTCAGGCACAGGCAGAGGCATACACAAACTTGGTGCAGTTGCACCCAGAGTTTGCCCGCACAAACGATGGCAAGGTCAGTCCAGCCAGCGCAGAATTGGTCAACTTCGCCGTTAACGAGGTGGGTTTGCCCGAAGAACTGTTGCAGGGCGTAACTGACGCAAGACTTTTCAGCATCATGTACGATGCAATGCGCTTTCGCAAGATGAAGGCTCAGGAAGGCAAGACCATCCAGAGTGTGGCAAGCAAGCCTCCGCTGGCTAAGCCTGGTGTAACCACTGGCAAGGCCACTGTAGCCCACGCCGAGCACGCAAAGCAGATGTCGCGTCTCAAGCGAACCGGCAGTGTCGAAGACGCTGCAAGCATCATCAGCAGGCTACTCTAACAAAGAAGAAGAGAGCCCAATAATAAGGAGCCAGCAAATGGCCACTCTCGTTACCAACTCGGTCGTTCACGTTCGTGAAGACCTCGCAAACGTCATCAACAACATCTCCCCCGAGGAGACTCCGGTGTACAGCCTTCTGGAGAAGAAGAAGGCCACGAACACCCGCCACGAATTCCTCACCGAGACCCTGAATGCTGCCAACGGCAACAACGCAGTGGCCGAGGGCGCTGAGTTCGTTGACACCGCAATGACCACTCCCGTGCGCCTGGGCAACTACACCCAGATCAGCCAGAAGGTGATCAACGTCTCTGGCACGCTCCAGGCCGTGAATACCGCTGGCACCAACAACGAGTTTGGTCGTCAGGTTGCCAAGGCTGGCATGGAACTCAAGCGTGACATCGAGACCTCGCTGGTTGGCAACAACCCCAGCGCTAGCGGTCCCGTGCGTAAGAGCGCAGGCATCGAGAGTTGGATCAGCACCAACGTGAGCGCTGGTACCGGCGGTGCAACACCCGGTTACGTGAGCGGCACTGTTGCTGCTCCCACCGATGGCACTCTACGTACCCTCACCGAGGCCATGTTCAAGGGCGTGATTGCCACTGCATGGACCAACGGCGGTGACGTCAAGAAGGTCATTGCTGGCCCCGCGCTCAAGCAGGCCATCTCGGGCTTCACCGGCAACGCCACCAAGTTCCAGCAGGCCAAGGACCAGACCGTGACTGCTGGTGTGGACGTGTACGTGAGCGACTTCGGTCGTCACGAGATCATCCCGCACCGCTACATGCGTTCGCGCACTGTGATCCTCTTCGACCCCAGCCTCTGGGCCATCGCTACCCTGCGCGCGATGAAGACCGAAGACCTTGCCAAGACCACCGATGCTGACCGCAAGGCCATCCTCACCGAGTGGACCCTGGAGAGCAAGAACGAACTGGGCAACGCCAAGATTGCTGACGTGCAGCCCTAATAAATAGTGGGTGCTGGGGGAGGGCTCGTTTGGGCTCTCCCCTTTTTCATACGAATTATATTTTAGGTGATTGCGTGGCGGAGAAAGTTTTGTGGGAGGATGCTCCCGATAAGCGCGTTTGGTTCATTCGTGATGGCGAAAATCTGATCATCGAGACCGAATGGAAGATTGATGCCGTACTGGATGCCAACAAGGCCAAGCAGACGGATTTCAGCCGCACCAGCAAACTTGGCGAGATGGTGCAAGTGGCCAGCATCCCCACGGGTATGTACTGGGACTGGCAGAAGCAAGGCATCCTCGATGACGATGCAGCCTTCCGGCGCCGCATTAACAGCAGCGATTTCCAGCACCTGCGCACCAATAACCTCAAGGTGTAAGCATGGCCCTGGCGAACATTCTCGAACTCAAGGCTGCGCTTGCCGACTACACCACCCGTAGCGATCTGCCCCTCAACACCCTGATCGCGCTCACGGAAGCCAAGTTCGCCAGCACGATCAAGCACCGGCTGGCTGAGCGCTACACGGAAATCCCTGTTGCCAAGGACGTGGCATCGTTCCCGCTGCCCGTGGACTTCCAAGAAGGCCGCTCACTAAAACTGAATCACCGGCCTCTCACCCTGGCCAGCATCGACAGCCTCAACGCGGAGCCCGGCGACACCGACCGCTATGCCATCGTGGGCAACACGGTTCGGCTCCAGAGCCGCCCGGCTGCGGACATCACCGTGGGCCTCACCTACTACGCCCGTGTGCCTGCGCTCACCGAGGCTGCACCCACCAACTGGCTGCTGAGCACCTTCCCCGATGTGTACCTCTACGGGGTGCTGCTGGAATACGCCATCTGGGCACAGGACCAGGACAAGCAGGCTGCCTACGGCACACTACTCGCGGCTGCTCTGGGCAACCTCAACACGGACCACGCACGCGGCTCGTTCAGCGGAAGCACGCTCCAGACACGGAGGTTCACATGAGCCTCAACGTGCCATTCGGTGAGTGGCTTCCTGACCAGCCCGCGCTCAACAATCCAGGCGTGACGCGCGCCCACAACGTGATCCCCGGTAGTGGTGCCTTCTACAAGCCATTCCCCAGCCCGCAGCAGTACTCGCCCACCACGCTGCCCAGCCGCCCCTACGCGGCTATCTCGCTGCTCGACAATGGCCGCAACGCCCACGTCTACGCGGCTGCGCGCACCAAACTGTTCACGCTGGACCCCGGCACGCAGAACTGGACCGACATCAGCAGGGCCAGCGGCTACACCACGGCAGAAATCGAGGGCTGGCGCTTCACCGAGGCCTACGGTCTCGTTGTGGGCACCAACTACAGCGACAACCCCCAGTACATCGATGCCACCAAGGGCACCCGGTTCGGGGACCTCACCACGCTGGTGAAGGCCCGATACGTGACCACGCTGCGCGACTTCGTGCTGGTGGGTAACACCTTCGATGCCTTCGACGGGGCTGTGCCCTATCGCGTTCGTTGGAGCGCCATCGGCAATCCCATGGACTGGAATTTCAGCGCCACCACGCAGGCTGACTTTCAGGACATCTTGGGCGGTGGACCCGTGCAGGCGGTGATCGGTGGCGAAGAAGGCACCATCCTGCTCAAGAGCCAGATCGTGAAAATGGTCTACGTGGGCTCGCCTGCCATCTTTGAATTCAAGACCATCTACCAGAACAAGGGCTGTGCGATCCCGCAAAGCGTGATTTCCGCAGACGGCAAAATCTTCTTCTATGGAGAAGATGGCTTCTACATGATGGAGAACGACAGGCTCAACGCCATCGGCAAAGGCAAGATTGACGCTTGGTTCAAGGCGGACAGCAACCAAGCCGGTTTCGACCGCATGACCGTGAGCATTGATCCACTCAACAAACTGGTGATCTGGCTGTACGCCAGCATCGACAGTTATGACCTCAAGCCGGATCACTTCCTGATCTTCAACTACGACACCGGCACATGGAGCACCGGCACCAGCACGGTGCAGTTCCTGTTCAACAGCCTCAGCCTTCCAGAGACACTGGCTGCGCTGGATCGCTACGGCAGCATCGAGGCTGTGCCAGCGTCGCTGGATAGCACCGTGTGGAGTGGTGGTCGTGCGTTCCTGGCTGCCATGGATGAGGGCGGCAAGGTGTACTCGTTCTCGGGTGCCAACATGCTGGCCACCATCGAGACCGGCGAATACCCCACCGCAGCCATGCTGGCCCAGCAAATCCAGGGCGTGCGCGGCGATAGGGCCTTGGTTCGTGGCGTGAGCCCCAAGGTGCACGGCCGAGCCGATGTGAGCGTGCAGGTGAGCGGCAAGGTCACCCCGCAGGCCAACACCAACTACGGCAACGGCAGCCCCATCAACATCAACGGCTGGTGCCCCCTGCGCAGCGATGCTCGCTATCACCGCTACCGCCTCACTCTTAGTGGAGGCTGGAGCCAGGCCATGGGCGTGGAGATTGACGCGGTTCCCACGGGCCTCAGGTAAATAAACGCATGAGTACTCGTGCGGATGGAACGCTCAAACAGGTGATTGACCAGAGCAATCGCCTGGAGCGCAAGATGAATATCAAGGGCGAGGTCACCCTAGCCATTAGCACCACAACTACCGTGGTCACCGTGGCGCAGGCTGGCTTTGATGCGGCAGTTTCTCTCAGTGCACGAACCGCCTCAGCGGCAGCAGAGATGGCAAGCGGTGCTTGCTATGTGAGCGCCTACGGCCCTGGCAGTTTCACCATCACGCACAGGAACCTCGCGCAAGCGGATAGAACATTTAGATACGTGGTGGCGGTTTGAACGTTAAATTTTGCAATGCTGATGGCCTTGAGGCTCTACTAGCCGATTATCTTGAGTGCCGCGAAATCCTCTTGGAGGCGCTGGCGCATGGTGATGGGCGAGTGAATGAAGCCTTGCTGCTGAGCCAACTGATCCGGGGCCACTATCAGTTGTGGCGCACCGAGAACAGCGCGGGCATCACGCAGATCAACGAAAACGTCTTCAACAAGAGCCTGTTCATTTTTCTTGCTGGCGGCGACCTCAACGAAATCGAGCACATCGCTGGACCAGTAGTTGAGCAGTGGGCAGCAGAACAAGGCTGCACCAGCATCATCCTCTGTGGTCGTCGTGGTTGGGAGCGGGCGTTGCGTCCGCTTGGATACGATTTTCAGAGCACGAATTTGATTAAGAGAATTGCAGGTTAAGCATGGGAACCCAGACACGAACCGAAACTGTTACCAGCAACCAGAAGACCGAGCCGTGGAGTGGCGCTCAGCCCTACTACGCTAGTCTGTACGCGGATGCGGAGGCTGCTCGCAAGAACGGCAGCCCCAGCCCGTACCCGAACAGCACGGTGATCGACTGGAGCAAGCCCACCCAGGACGCCTACAGCAACATGGAGGCCATTGCCCGCAACGGCAGTGCGCTCAACGGCAACGCCCAGGGTGTTGCCAACGGTGTGATGACCGGCAGTGCCTACGATGGCACGCCCAAGACCACCTACGAGAACCTACAGCAGGGCCTAAACCCCAGCGCCAACCCGTACTCCGGAATGGTCAACGCTGTTGCCAACGGCGCTCTCGCCAACGGCTTCGGTGGTACTGGCGCGCTGGCTCAGGGTGCGCAGTGGAACAACCCCGGAGTGCTGGCAACGGCACTGGCGGGTCTCAGTGCGAACAACGGCGCAACACCCGGTGCAGCGGCGCTGGCAGGCAGTGCCGGTAACAACCCCGCTGTGGGCGCGTTCGGCAGCCAGACCGGCTACACGAATAGTGGGCTTGGCCTCGCCAAGGATGCGGCTTCGCTGGCCAGCACCAACCCAGCGCTTGCGGCGTTCCAGGGTGCCAGCGGCTACACCAACGGCAGCCTGGATCAGGCTCGTGGTCTCGCGGGCACTGCTGGCAACAACCCGGCGCTTGCAGGCTTCCAGGGTGCCACCGGCTACAACAACAGCGCGCTTCCGGCTCAGCAGGCTTTTGCGTCGTACCTCGCCAACAACGGCAACCCTGCGGGCAGCATGCTCCAGAGCACAGCCAATGGCGATTACCTCAACAGCAACCCCTATATCGATCAGGCTATCAAGAACAGCAACCAGACGTTCGTGGATCAGTTCAACAACAGCATCGCGCCGGGTGTGGATAGCACCATGGCCAAGGCTGGACGACTGGGTTCCGGTGCTTACGCCAGCCTGCGCAACACCGCTGAGGAAGCCACTGCCAAAGCAATGGCCACCAACAGCGGCAACATGATGTACAACAACTACAACAGCGAGCGCACCAACCAGTTGAATGCGCAGAACGCTATTGGCAACCTGTACCAGCAGAACGTTGGCAACGTACAGAATGCGCTCAACAGCCTCAGCAGCACGGATCAGGCTCAGCAGGCAGCACGCCTCAGCGCGCTCACCGGTCTCAGCAGCACCAGCGATGCGGCCACCAAGAACGCCATCGCGGCCAACCAGAACGCGGCGAACATCGACAGCAACCAGCAGGCTCAGCGGCTCGCGGCGATCACCGGCATGGGCAACACCTCGGATGCCATCGCCAAGAACGCCATCAATGCCAGCCAGAACGTGGCCAACATCGACAGTCAGCAGCAGGCTCAGCGCCTCGCGGCAATGACCGGCCTTGGCAACTTCTCGGATAGCGCCACCAAGAACGCCATCGCTGCCAACCAGAACTACGGCAACATCAGCAACATGGAGCAGAGCCAGCGTCTGGCTGCTGCTGGCCAGTTGGGTAATCAGGCCGTGGCTCAGCAGAGCAGCAACCTGGGCTACCTCAACCAGTTGAGCGACCTCTACAAGTACGACACCACCAACCAGATTGGTGCAATGAACACTGGTGCCAACTTGGCCAACCAGGACTTTGCCAACCAACTCAGCAATGCTGGTCTCCAGTTGAACGCTGCGAATGGTCAGACCAGCGCACAGAACGCGCAGGTTGCTCAGCAGTTGCAGGCAGCGGGTATGGCTCCGGGACTACGCGCGAACGACTACGCCGACAGTCAGGCCCTGTTGGGTGTGGGTCAGGCGCAGCAGGCCCGTGATGGTGCCTTCCTGCAGGACGACATTAACAAGTGGAACGCCCAGCAGAACGCTGTTTGGACCGGCCTCATCAATCAGGCCAACATCCTCAACGGCGGCAACTTCAACAACACCAGCGGCACTCAGACCAAGCCGATCTACACCAACAACATGGCGCAGGCTACGGGAGCAATCGGCTCCATTGCTGGCCTCATGGCCAAGTAACGGGAGCATACTATGGGACTTCTCGACTTTCTCGGAATGGGCGGTGGCGCTGGCAACGGCGCTGCACCTGCTGCACCCACTGCTGGTGGCGATCAGGGCGGCTTCCTCAGCATGCTGGGTCTCAATGACCCCGAAAAGCGCAGCCGACTGGGCCAGGGCCTCATCGCGCTGGGCGGCAGCATGATGAAGGCAGGTGGACCCTCTTACACCCCCAACAACTTCCTCGGCGCGCTGGGCGAGGGCATGCAGTCGTTTTCCAAGAGTTACGGCGGCACGCAGGATGATGCGCTCAAGCGTCAGTACCTCAAGGCCCAAATCGGCAACATGGGCGCGAACACCGCGCTGCATCAGATTCAGGCGCAGCAGGCTCAGCAGCAGGCCGCTGCCCGTGCGGCCTTCAACGGCACTGTGAACCCCAACGGCGCTGGCAGCACCGCGATCAACACCACCCCTGGTGCGCCCACTCCTAGTGGGCCTGCGCTCGGTGCTCCCGCTGGTGCTCCCGGTCAGGCTCCTACACCCGCCGCTCCCGGCGCACCCATGGATATCAGGCCCCCGGCTGCACAGCCCGCCCAGGCTGCCCCAGCAGGGCCAAGGCCGCCCCAGGCTGCTCCCGGTGCTCCGGTTGCCCCTGCGGCCCCTGTGCAGGCTCCTGTGGCCCAGGCAGGCCCAGCAGCACCCCAGGCCAATGCGGGAGACGTTGGCGCTCAGATCACGGCCCGCATTGCCCAGCACAACCAGGTGGCTCGGCAGGCTCGTGCGGCTGGCTACGATGACGTGGCCAAGCAGCACAGCGAAGCAGCGCTGGCTTGGGAGAAGCAGGCTGTGAGCCAGGGCCTGTTCCTCGGTGCCGATGGCAACACGGTTCCCATGCCCGGCTATGCCGCTGGCAAGGGTCAGATTGCTCAGGCCGAGAGCGCAGCCAAGAGCGCGGGTGAACTGCCCACGAAGTTGCTGTTGCAGAACAACGAAAGCGAACTGCGCATGAAGGAGCAGGCCGCCAAGGATCAGAGTGGCGACAAGAAGACCTTCGATGACCGCGCCAAGGACATGAACAACACTTGGAACGCCAACGAGTATAACAAGAAGTTCCTCGCTGCCAGCAACATCCGTGCAGGCTTTGACCGTGCTTACAAGGACAACAGCGGCCTTGGTACGGCTCAGTTGGTGTTGGACTGGTACAAACTCAACGATCCAGGCTCTGTTGTTAGCCAGAACGAAGTCGCAACGCTGAGCGCTAAGACGCAGAGCATGCCAGAGGGCATGATCAGTGCCATCAATCAGGCCCTTACCGGCGGTGGCATGAGCCCCGAGAACAAGGAAAAGATCCTGAAGAACATGGACGGCAAGTATCAGGATCAGCGCAAGACCTACGAGAAGCAGCGCGATAACCAGCGTGCTCTTGCTGGCAAAATCGGTGGCATCGATCCCACCATGGTGGTGCCGGACCTCGCCGAACTGCACAGCCCGTGGAAGAGCCCGGCTGAAATCGAACGTGAGCAGAACGCCGCTGCTGCCGCTGCTCGTGCACCGGCCCTGGGTGGTGCTCCCGCTGCACCGGCTGGTGCGCCCGCCGCACCGCGTGCTGGTGGCGTGCCCAAGTTCAGCAGCCCCAACGATCCCGGCTTTGCCGCACTCAAGCCGGGTGACCGGTTCGAGTATAACGGACAGGTTTTCCAGAAGAACTAACTAATAAGAAAAACGAAAGGCCACACCAAGAATGGCTAAGAACATCAGCCCCAACGCACTCATGCTCTACAACAAGTTCCTAGAACTTGGTGTTGCACCCGGTACTGCTGCGGGTGCGGTGGGCTCAATGATTGGTGAGAGTGGCGAGAAACTGAACCCCAACGCGATCAACCCCGGTGATGGTCGCGACGGCAGCGACAGCATCGGCATGGGGCAGTGGAACCAGGGTCGAGCAACGGCCCTGCGTCGCACTGCTGAGAGCATGGGCACGTCGTGGAATGACCCGCGCGCTCAGATCAGCCACATTGGCAACGAACTCAACGGCAGCCACAAGCATGTGCTCAAGGCGCTGCTGAACGCTGGCGATGACGTGCGAGCGGGTAACGACATCTGGACCAAGCAGTACGAGGTTCCTGCCAACGCCAACGCGGTGGCTCGTGCTCGACTGGGTGATGGCATCCGCTTCGCCGGTCAGATGGGAACGATTAGCCCCGAGCAGATCGCGGCGATCACCGCGCAGAACGCGCAGGCTCCTGTAGGCGAGCCGCCCCGTAGTCGTGGCTCCGCTGCTGGTCCCGCTCCATCGGTTCAGCAGATCACCCAGAGCGCTGGCAACTTCGGTCTGCCCCCGGATGCACTGGGCGGCATGATCGCCCTCGGAGGTCCCGCAAAGAGCGAAGCCCAGGCAGCCCCTGTGCAGTTGGCCAGCGCGGACAAGGCCCAGGCCGACGCACTCACCATGCGTGCCCTCGGTGGTGCCATCCCGGCTTCACCCGTGGCTCCTGCTGCACCCATCGCGCCCGTGGCTGCGCCAGTGCAGACCGCACAGGTGATCGGCAGCACCCCCGGTAGCCAGGGCAATCCATTCGGTGCCCTCGCCACTCCGGTGCAAGATGCTGCACCCGCCCAGGCTGCACCGCCCGCGACTAGTGAGGCCGCCAATCCATTCGGTGCGCTGGCCACTCCCGTGCAGAACACCTCACCCCAGTCCAAGCCCGCTGCGGCACCCGAGTTCAAGTGGAACGACAAGGCTGAGGCTCCGCCCAGCGTGCGATTCGAGGTGGATGCGCTGAGCAAGCCAGAGGATCAGTTGGCCGCGCTGCGCAAGCACTATCCCACGGCAACGCCCTACCAGGGAGACAACTTCCAGTACCAGAACGAAAAGGGCGAATGGCAGAAGTACAACAACCCAGGCTGGATGCCATCGCTGGGTGATATCGCAGGCGCTGCGCCCATGTTCGCCGAAATGATCGGCGGTGGTCTCGGTGCTGCTGGCGGTGCCTTTGCAGGTGCTGCGGCTGGCCCAGGTGCTCCCGTTGCAGTGCCAGCGGGTGCCATGGCCGGTGCCGCCGCTGGTGGTACTGCCGCGCGCGAGGCGGCTCAGCGCGGTATCAACTGGTGGTACGGCAACAACGACACCCGAAGCACAGGCGAGCAGTTGTCGGATGCGGCGATCACCGCAGGTGCCAACGCGGTTGGTGAGGGTGCGGGTCGTGCCCTCATCGGTGGTGCCAAGTACGCCGGACGCAGCCTAGGTTTCGGTACGCCAGAAGCAGCCGCAGCCGTAACGGACATGCGCGCTATCGGCATGGAGCCCACCGTGGGCATGGTCACCGGCAATGCTCCCACCCAGTACGTGGAGCGCGGCGTGAGTGCCGTGCCGGTGCTAGGCGGTCAGTTGGGCAAGGCAGGCACCAACGCGGCCGAGCGCATGGCAGCGGAGAATGACCGCATCGTCAGTGGCATCGCCAGCAGCACCAATCCTCAGGCCACACCGGGCACGGCTCAGGAGGTAGGCAATGCGCTCAAGGGCGCAGCCGGCGATGCTGAAACCCGTTTCCAGCAGGCAGCCAACCAACAGTATGGCGCAGTAGGTGCACTCACCGGCAACACCCCCGTGCCAGGCAACAGCATGGCCAACCTCGGCTTCGAACTGGCCCAGGAGCACGCCAACATCAGCGCGTTTGGTCGCGAGACTTATGGGGGTGAATTGGGCGCGGCCATGCGCCGGGTGCGCGCGATCAACGAGGACATTGGCAACGGTGCCACCTTCGACACCATCAAGCGTGCCCGTACCGAAGTGGGCAAGATGCAGCATGCCAGCACCAACCATGCTGAGCAGGGCTATCTTGGCCGCATGTACGACGCCCTCACCACGGAGATGGGTGCCACAGCGGATGCAGCCGGCAACGGCGCTCGCACCGCCTGGAGCGAGGCAGATGCGGCTTACCGGGCCGGTGTAGCCAAGGGCAGCCCCACCAACGTCAAGGAAAACCTTGCACCTGTGCTCACCGCTAAGGTGGACGAGGACGTGCTTACGAACATGCTCAAGAACAGCGAGAAGGGTGGTAGCAGGATCGCTGCTGCTCGCCGGCAGATTGTTCAGGGCCAGGGCAACGAAGCCTGGGACCAGTTCACCGCTGCCACGGTGGAGCGCTTGGGCAACCCCAAGGGCGACGGGTTTTCGAGCACCCAGTTCCTCAAGGGCTGGAACGGCCTGAGCACGGAGGCCAAGGCAGCGCTGTTCGATGGCACGGCCAACGAAGCCTACCGCGCTGACCTAGACCGCTTGGCACGTATCGCTGGCAACATGCGCAATTACGGAAAGAGCGTGAACGGTAGCAACACCAGCAACATCGAGACGGTGAAGGCTGGACTGGCCGGTATCGGCGCTATCGGTGGTGCAGCAATGACCGGCAAAGCCGCGCTGGCACTGGGCAACATCGCAACAGCCGCTGCCGGTGGCGTGGCCACCAAGGCAGCAGACTTCCTCCTCACCAGTCCCACGGTGGTGAGCATCGTGGCGGGACTGCCGCGCGCTCAGGTGCAGCGCGGTGGTGTTGCTCGGAGCGTACAGGCTCTCATGGACTACGCTGCAACACCGGGACTGGCAGCCACAGAGCGTGAAGCAGTGGCCAACCTCGCGCGTAACATCGCTCAAGCAGACGAGAAGAAGAAGAAATAATCAAATCCGAGGAATCACGATAAATACGCGAGCCTCCAACAATAACAAGAAACGGTGAAAGATGGCAGATCTAACTAACTCCAGTTGGAGCGAAGCAGACAGCAGCAATACTCAACCCGCTCCCAGCGGCTTTCCCAGCGGCATTCTGCCATCTCAGGTCGGCGGCGTGGTTCGTGCGCTCATGGGCGCTACCAAGCGCTCGTTTGACCGCAGCAACGCCATGGTATCGAGCACGGGATCGGCAAACGCTTACGTGCTCACCTACCCGCAGGTGCCCGAGGGCTATGTGAAGGGCGAGGTTTATCGCTTCTTCGCCAACGCCACCAACACGGGCGCTGCAACAATCAACATCAACGGCCTTGGCAGCCGCAGCATCCTGCGCGCGGATGGCACCGCGCTGAGCGCAGGCGAAATCGTGCTCGGTCAGGTGGTTACGGTGGTTTGCGATGGCGCAAACTTCCTGCACCAGAGCGTGGGCAGCAGGTTCTTCAAGGACAGCGTGAGCATCATCAAGGATGGCGATGCCATCCTCACCCTGGAAGACACGGGCGCACCCGCAACCACATACCGCAGCAAGAACATCTACAGCAGCCGCAATGTAAATGGTGGCAATGACTGGCTGTTCCGTTCGCGCAGGCCCAGTGATGGAGCCATTGAGGATTTCTACCTCAAGAGCGGACAGGGCGGCATCATCTACACCACCGGCAACTTCAATCCTGACCTCAAGGCCAGCCTCAACGCCAACGTGTCGTTCAACCGCGTAGTGGTGAGTGAGAACGGAACCGGCAACAGCCTCCAGATTGGCAATGACGCCGCGATGGGTGATGTCGATGTGGCCAACACCATCGGTGTGCGCGGCCTACAGGACGGCAATCAGGCGTTCCTCAAGATGGGTGCAAGCACCCGCTTCGGTTACGATGGCGGCAACTGGATCGCTGGTGGCGGTGGCAACCTCTTCATCCAGCCCGGTGCTGGCGGCAGTTACGGAGTGTGGCACAGCGGCAATTTCACCCCGGACAGTAAGGCATCGCTGAACGCTCAGGTGCGATTCAACGGAATCTGGCCCAGCAGCAGCGAGGCCTACTTTTATTCGGACGGCGGAAGCAACAACATCCGTTTCCGTGCAGGCGCAGGCCCGAACTACAAATACATGGGCCTCAACGACGACGGCACGTTGCAGATTTTCCAGGGTGGCGTCGAAGCGGCTGGTGATGTGCATGCCACGGGCGCAGTGCGCGCCAACGGTCGCGTCATCGTTGGTGAGGGCCAGACCAACTCCTTCATCGAGATGCGCGATACCGATGAAGGCACGCGCTTCATTCACAACAACAGCAACCTCATCGGCTTCCTCGGCAAGGGAGGCGACTGGATTTTCCGCGTCGATGACAACGGCAGTGTCTGGACGAAGCAGTTCGGTGATCTCAACACCCGCATCGAGACCCGCGCAGCAGACTTCGCCAACGACAGGGCTGGTTATCGCGTTGCCAAGACAGGCGACACCATGACGGGTGATCTACAGATCACCAAGACCTACCCGATGACCCGCTACCTCTACCCGGGTGTGCGCGACCTTGCATGGCAGGTTCGTGAGAACGGCGGCATGTATCTGTGGGATTACACAGCCAACAACTGGAACATTTTCATCGGTCCCAGCGGCGAGGTGCAGACCCGTCAGTTGGGCGACCTAAACAACCGCATCGAAGGCAGGGCTTCCGCCTTTGCTAATGAGCGTGTTGCCAAGACCGGCGACACGATGACTGGTGATCTGCAACTCCAGAAGGCTTACCCGAACCTTCGACTGCACTATCCGGGTGTGAAGATTTGGGACCTGCATGTTCGCGAGAATGGTTACCTCTACTTCGCGCAGGACGGCTTGCAGAAATTCGATGTGTACATGGCAACGGACGGCAACATCGCCGCATCCGCTTGGGGTGGCGTCTGGCTAACCGACCACATCAACAACCGCGCTTCTGCCTACGCCAACACTCGTCAAGCCAACCTCGGCTTCACCCCGGTTCGCCAAGGCGGTGGTGCATACCAGCAGGGCAACACGGTTTACCTGGGCTGGGATGGTACTGCTCTGCGCGCTCAGGTGGACAGCAGCGACCTCGAACGTATCGTCACTCGCAGTTGGCTCAACCCACTCAACGACATTCGCATGGCCTATGCGGGCGATCTGAACTCGACATGGAACGACGGTGCGCTCAACTTCGCCGAACCCTATGGTGGCGCATGTGTCACCACAATGAACTGGATTGGTCAGGGTGGACTTGGCTCGCACGTCGCGGGTGCACGCTGGAGGTACATTCAGAAGCAGGACAGTTACGGAAATTGGTACACAGTGGGGTACGCATAATATGACTTATACTATCGTGGATCACGGCAATTGGGTGCCGTACACAAAGGAAGCAACGCTGAGCCCAGAGGGTTTTCCTCTGGTGCCAGCAGGCACCATCTTCTGCAAGCGCGAGAGTGATGGCGTGGATTGGTACGAGTACAGCCGTGCCGAGGGCACATTCCAGCCGGGCAGCGTGATGATTGCCTGCCTGCCCACCAACCTCGGTCTCATCACACAGGGCGTGTTTGCGCTCGAAAACATCCAGAAGATGTTCCCTCAGAACCAGAGGCTCATCGAGGTTCAGGGTTGGGAAGGCGAAAAGCCTCATAACGTGTTCGCCAACAAGGTGTACGATCCCGTAGGGGACACGTTCTCGGATATCGTGCTGCCAGCAGCACCCGTGATCACCTACAAAAAGGACATCTGGGTGAGGGCCACCGACGCAGAGGCCGACATCATCGATCAGGTGCTGAGCCAGCAGACCACGCGCAAGCAGAAGATTTACGCGGAGGCGCAGTATCTGGACCACGCGGACCCACTATTCGCGGAACTTTATGCGGGCTTCGTGCAGGCGTTTGGAACGCAAAGAGCCGACCAATTGCTGGCCGGCTCCTCGGATTGACGCAGAGTTAAATGCTATGCGCGGCTGAGCAGTTTGTTTAGCGCTGCTCGCCGCGCATTGTCTCCCTCGGCAGTGATGCCATCCGTTGTGAACATGCTGGGATCGATCCCGCCTTCGCTACGTGAACCCACATGCGGTAACAGGTCGACGCTGGCGAGGAATTCACCAGTCTGGAACCGGTAAGCCCGTAGGCCACCCAGCACGATGATCGTGACCACCTGGGTGTCTCCATCGAAGTTGATGAAGTCGATAAAATCCCGCAGCGCTGAGTTCACTTTGGCTCGCAGTTGGTATCGTGTGGGCTGATCAGCCTGCTCCCATTCCGCCCTCAGTTGCTCGATCTCATCCTCTATCCGCGTGCCTTCGCTGAGTTCGGCCTGCACCTTGTTGCGGCTGTGTTCGAGGTCTTCCAAGCGCTCCTGCTGCTCGTTGCGCTCAGCGAGGCGGGCTTTGGCCTTCTCCCTCGCGGCTTTGCGGAATGCGGGATCGTCCTCTTCCTCCAACTCCTGCATGAGATTGCGCACAAGGCGGTCCAATTTCTCGATGCTGAGGCGGGCTTGCGCGATGTCCTCGTCAATCTGCTTGAGCGGGTCGTCGCCTCGGCGGGATCGCATCACATCGCTGAGTTGAAATTCCCGCACCTTGTCTAGCACTGCTGGCTCTAGGTCGGCGTAGGCAAAGCGAGTGGCGTTGGTGCAGCCCTTTTTGCGCATGTTGCTCAGGCAACGCAGGTGCTGCTTGGCTCCCTGAGACTTGCTGCCGGTGCTCATCACCATGCTGCCGCCGCATCGCTGGCAGAGACACAGGCCGCTGAAGATGTTGCTGAACAGCGTGCCTTTGCGCCCTCCGATGAAGGGCCTTTTGAAACGACGAGCCTGTGCCCGAGTGAACAGCGTGGCATCCACTGCTGCTGGGAAATAGTCCGGGATGGGGTCGCCCGCTGGCAACCGTGTTCGCCCCTCCATGCGATGGGGCTGAAACTCTCCAAGGGCAACGCGACTGTTGAGAATGTTGCTTACGCTGCTGTTGTACCAACCCTTGGCTGGCGTCAGGGTGGGCGTGCCATCCTGATTGAAGCGCTGAGCAATGGCCATCTGTCCCAGCCCATCAGCGGTGAGTTCGAAGATGCGGCGCACCGTTTCCGCATGCTCGTTCAACTCGAACAGGTAGTCGCCCCTGCCGCGCTTGGTGGCAGTGATCCAACTCGGAGTGAGGATGCTGAGCCCTCGGCCATCCTTGGCAGCAGCAACCCTGGCCACGTAGGATTGGCTTACCCGCTCGCTCTTGCGTTGGCTCTCCTCATGGGCTCGCGCCATGATGGTGAGCGAGATAATGAGTTTGCTCCAATCGTTTCCCACGCTCTCCTGGCTGTAGGACTGGTTGTCCGCGAGCGTCACGATGGTGATGCCGCTTCGGATCACCTCAAGGAACAGGCCCAGCGCCTCAAGCACCTGATCGCGGCTTAGCCGGTCAAGGCTTTCCACCAGAAGGTAACTTCCTCGGCGTACCTCTCCGGTGTTCACCATTTCGAGGAAGCGGCCCAGCGCTCCCTCCTTGCGGTTTTTGCCCTTCCAAGCGCTCACGCCGATGTCGCGCAGGCTCTCATCCAGCACCACTCCGTGCTGTTCGGCCCATTGCCTCGAAAACTCTAACTGGCGTCTGAGACTGTCACCACGGATCTGCTGATCCGTACTCATGCGTATGTACGAGTATGCAGTGGGCATGTGCATGCATCCTTAGGTAGCGAAATCGCCAAATAAATGCAAGCGCGCAGCAACCGGCACGGTTAATGGGGCGTCAACGCGGAGCGGGACACATCGGCCAAAGCCAAGGGGTCGCCATCCGACCACAATCGCTGTCCATAGGCGGACGACCGTGGCGCCGCACGCGCACGCGATCTCACGAGAAGGATACGGGCCAGTATGGCTCCAGCAGACAGCGCCCAGGCCTTGCGCCCCGCCTCGATCCCCGCGGATTCGACGCTCTCGCCGGCGGTCGCCTCCGCCCTGCGGACGATCGAGACCGAACGCGACGGGCTCGCCTGCTTGATGGAGTCCATCGGCAATGGGCTCGGCGCGGCGTTCACCGATGCGGTGTCGCGCATCGCCCGCGCCAAGGGACGCGCCATCCTCACGGGCATGGGCAAATCGGGCCATATCGGTCGCAAGATCGCTGCGACGCTGGCCTCGACCGGGACGCCCGCCCTGTACGTTCACCCCGCCGAGGCCAGCCATGGCGATCTGGGCATGATCCAGCCCGAAGACGTCGTGGTGGCGCTATCCTGGTCGGGCGAGACGACGGAGCTGGCCGACATCATCGGTTATGCCCGTCGCTACCGCGTCGGCCTGATCGCCATCACATCCAACAGTTCATCGACCCTGGGCCGCGAAGCCGACATCTGCCTGACCCTCCCGAAGGCGCGCGAGGCCTGTCCGAATGGCTTGGCCCCGACGACGTCCACGGCGATGCAGCTCGCCCTCGGCGATGCGCTCTCCATTGCGCTCCTCGAAGCACGCGGCTTCTCCGCGCGGGAATTCAGCATCTATCACCCGGGCGGTCGCCTCGGGGCCTCGCTGCGTCAGGTTCGCGAGGTGATGCATACCGGATCTCAGTTGCCGGTGGTCCCATGCGGGACCCCGATGCGCGCGGCCATCGCCGAGATCGATGCGAAGGGGTTCGGCTCGGTGGTCGTGGTGGACGCCGATGGACGCCTCGCGGGTATCCTCACGGACGGCGATCTACGCCGCAACGTCTTCCGCACGGATCTCGATAGCCTCGCGGTGGAGGCGCTGATGAGCGGCAAGCCACGGACGGTCGCCCCCGAAACGTTGCTCGCGAAGGCCCTGGAAATTCAGGAATCGATGAAGATCACGGCGCTGATCGTCGTCGAGGACGATCGCCCGGTCGGGCTCGTGCACTACCACGATCTGCTCCGCTCAGGCGTCGCCTGA